CTTGGAAAATAATTAGGAGAATACAATGGCAATCGCAGCCTTATCAAACTTTACAGTACCGTTAGCATCCGACCAAAGCGCAACAACGCAGGGTATGCTAATGCCCAAGTTGCAATACAGATTCCGTATCAACTTTGAAAACTTTGGTGTAAGTACTCCAACAACAGAAATGACCAAGCAAGTAGCCGAAGCATTTCGTCCTACTGTTGAATTAGAAGAACAATCTATTGATATCTATAACAGCAGAATCTACATGGCCGGTAAAGCCAAGTGGAGTACAGGAACTATCAAGTTACGTGATGATGTAACTGGCCAAGTTAGCAAGTTAGTTGGCGAGCAAATGCAACGTCAATTCGACTTCTTTGAGCAAAGCACAGCGGCAGCCGCTGGCGACTACAAGTTCACAATGCGTATCGAAATGCTAGACGGTGGTAATGGTACAAACACACCTACAGTATTAGAAACATGGGAACTATATGGTTGCTTTGTTCAGAAAGCTGAATATGGTACATTGGCATACAAAACATCAGAACCAGTACAAATTACATTGACAATACGTTACGATAATGCTGTACAGACAACTGGTGGCTCATTAGGTAGCCCAACTAGTGTACAAAAAGTACGCGGTACAAGCACATTAGGTAGTTAATAATAGAACCCACTTAGGTGGGTTTTATTACGGGTTTTCATAAACTGCGCACTTAATAAATGCGATAAATAATTATATGTCATTTACAGCTACCAATCACTTAAAAGCAGATCCTTACTTAAATCTTAAAGGCTATAACCATGCCGGTAAGATGTTTACGACCCAGCAACACAGACTGGCTCCTAAGTTTGATTTTCAATTCCATGTAGCATTTGGTATCAATCAAGCGGCATTAAAAAATGCAAATATTGTTACTAGGTACGGTAATGAAATTAATATGTTGGTTAAGAGTGTATCACTACCGTCGTTTGAAGTACAAATGGACGATGTGAATCAGTACAATAGACATAAACGAATTCAATATAGACATAATTACGGCGAAGTATCAATTAAATTCCACGATGACAATATGGGTTTAATTAATCAAATGTGGCAAAACTACTATAGCTATTACTATGCAGATAGTACCAGTGCTAAACAAACAGGTGCGTATGCTCGCAATGCTACACGCAGTAGTGACTATATAAAAACTCCGTACGGCTTGGATAATTCTAGTACAGAGCCATTTTTAAAATATATTAAAATATATCAAATGGCCCGCCATGAATATGTCATGGTACAACTACACAACCCACTGATTAAAAAATGGGACGGTAATGGATTAGATTATAGTAAAAATACCACACATGAATTTACTATGGGCATAGCATACGAAGCCGCAAGTTATGAAGTAGGCGAAGTGTCGGCAGGTAATCCAGAAGGGTTTGCAATGGAACACTATGACACAACTCCAAGTCCATTACAAGGTATTAATCCAGATCCAACTGTTAAAGATCCAAGTTTTGTACAAGCATTAGATATCGAAGCAGCCGCACCAGGTATACTTAATAATACAATTAATACACTCAACGGATATCAAAATACTAAACGATCACAAGCACCAATTGTTAGTAACGGTGTTGCCACGCTAACTACTACTCAGACTGTTGGCGGATTACAAGGAATTACTTTCCCGCAGGCATCTACATCTAATTCAACTCCTGCAAATAAAATAAATTTAGGATAACATTATGAGTACAAATATTCCTGTACAAGCAACCGCTAATACAGATGTTAGAAGTTTCTTTGACAATTACTTTAAAAGTGTTGTAAGTTTTCCAGCCGCAGAAATAGATGCAACTGTTGGCTTTTTTTTAAAAAGAGGCTTTGATCAAGTTGGCGCTGGTAGTATATCTATCACTCTATTGAATCAGGCTAGAGCAGAAAGTGTTAGTGTATTCACGCTACTCGATACTCTTAAAAGTTTAACTGATGTACAGTTAAGTCAGATTGTTGCACAGGTGTTAAACAGTAGCCGTGAAAAGACCAGTTTGTTAGGTTATAGAATACAGCCTGTAACTGATACTTACGAAAGTCGCAACATATTAGTATAACATGTCTAGCAAGTTTGCCCGTGGTAAATTCACAATGCGTCATCCAGAAAAGTATGTAGGTACTAAGACACCTACATATCGTTCTAGCTGGGAATTTACATTTATGAATTTTTGCGATACTAATCCAAGTGTGCAAAAATGGGCAAGCGAGGCAATACAGATTCCCTACAGAGATCCGCTTACTAATAAAAACACAGTATATGTCCCAGATTTTTTTATTCAGTATGTGGATAAACGAGGAACAGTATTAACTGAGTTAATTGAAATCAAACCCAGTACTCAAACTATTTTAGAACGTGTTGGCAAAAACAAATACAATCAAGCACAGTACATAAAAAATCAAGCCAAATGGGCGGCGGCTACTATATGGTGTAAACAGCAGGGTATCAAGTTTAGAATCTTAAATGAAAATGATATCTTCAGCAACACATAAGCATAAGTATAGTTATGACTAAAAAACTTGAAGAAATACTAAATTTGCCCGAAAGCAAGAAAATAGTTAAAGCTGAAGAAAAGGAACAGCGCAAATCTGAAATGGCTCAACCGTTCCTGAGAAGCATTGACGAATTCGATAAAATTTCAGCGGCACTTCCACAAGTTAAAGGCCTGGGAGATGCAGGCGATGCTGAGTTAGATGAACTAGCAAAAAAAGCTACGGAAGCCTATGACGATATTATGGACTTGGGCATGAATGTAGAAGCACGTTATAGTGCCCGTATGTTTGAAGTAGCCGCTAGTATGTTAAAAAATGCTATTGATGCTAAAACAGCCAAATTAGATAAAAAGCTAAAGATGATTGATCTCCAGCTGAAAAAACAAAAAATAGATCAAGATGCTAACGGTGCCGACGATAGTGTAACACTACAAGGCGATGGCGTTATTATTACAGATCGTAATAGTTTGCTGGAAAAACTCAAGCAAATGAAATAAATACAGTACTGGGATCACACTATGAAATCATTTAAAGAATACTTAACAGAAAGCAAGAGAGTCTACGAATTTAAAGTTAAAGTCGCTGGCGATCACGCTAAAGATGCTGTAGAACAGCTCAAAGCCTCACTATCGGAATTTCATGTGGCTAGTGTAAGCGCTGGACGTTCTACTCCAATTCAAGAGCGCCAAACAGATTTTCCCGAGCACAAAAATACACAAATGACAGTGTATGAAGTTACAACAGATTATCCTGCAACTAGTTTACAAATTCGCGATCGTGTTGCCGTTGGATTAGGAACAACACATAACTGTATTAAAGTACATAGTGCCTTGGAAGAAGCAGAATACGAAATTAATCATCAGCATGACGAGCTTACCGGAGAGGCACTAATTGGCAAAATGCAAGATCCTAGTGACAACAGTGACTTGGCCAGTGAAAATCAAAAGATGAATTTCTTAAAAGATCTAAATAAACAACCAAGAAAAACTGGCGAACAAATTACAGGCTATAATGATGCTATCCTAGCATCAGCACCACCAAAGTTTGTTAAAGAAACTCCTGGAAAGCAAGTTAAAGTTAAGGCAAAGGAATTTGCAAATCTTTATACTAAACAGGTTAAATTGCCGAAAGGAGCACTATAATGAATTTACAAGATTTGATGACAAAATTAAAGAGCATTGATGAAAATGCTCCACCTGTAGCGCCAGTACACACTGACGAAACTCCAACTGAAGAGTGTGGTATGCCTATTGCAATCGGCGGTGCACCTAAACAACAAGACAATGTTACTATGAATGTCAGCATGAATGGTAGCGGCGCAGGCGGTATTAGTGACTTAATGAAGATACTACGCAATATTGAACAAAGTGATAACTTAGATCCACATAATCACGATGTTAGCAAAATGTTTGCTCAACCAGGTCATGCTGAACCATTAATGGGTCAAGAAGAAGAAATTGGAGAGACTATTGGCGACGATGAAGAAGACTGGGGCAATAGTGTTTCAGGCGCTAGTGGACATCACACACACGGCGTAGATGCTGTAACATTCAGCGGCGACGATATGAATAGTAAAGGCAAATCTAGCCCATTACAACGTGCTCCAGGTACAAATACCCTACGTGAGCCAACTAATGTTAGCGAAGAATTAGTTACTCGGTTGACTGGTATGTACGAAACAATCAAAGGTGCACCTATTGCAGAAGCAGGCGATAAAAAGACTATGAGTCGCGCCGCCAAGGGTCATGAGAAATTTGGTCCCGAAGGTATGAAAAAATTAGCACAAGCTGGAAAAGACGGTGCTAGTGAAAAAGAAATGGATGCTATTCGTAACAAGTATAACAAGTACGATGAAAGTATCAACGAATGGAGTATAGGAACCGACACTCCTAGTAATACTGATGATTTGACGTGGGCATCCGCCAGTCAAAAACCAGAACTTCAAGCAATTATCAAACAAATGAAACCTTCCGATTACATCGAATACAATGCCTTTAATGCTCACTATCCAGATGATAAATCGTTTGACGATAACAACCCTCCCTATCAAAAAGGACGTCGTGTAAACTTGGCTGTTCATTATAAGTTTAATGATGAATTTAATTTTATCAATCGTTGGAATCGTGATCACAATAATCTAACCGTTGGACAATGGTTGGACAAGGCTAAGAATAAAATTATTAGCAAGTTCACCGGTAAACCTGAAGAAAAAGTGCCATATGATGCATATAGATATGATCAAAAAACTGGCCAAGGTTCTAATATACATTCAACCCAGGAAAAAGATTTTCCAACAATGACCAACGAAAATGCAGACTTAACAGCTATGTTAAAAATTGCAGGACTAAGATAATTCGTCGCAGTTAGCACTCTGTTTCCAGTGCCAAATAGCTCCTTCGGGAGCTATTTTTTTCGGTAAATAGTTTTATGGCAAAATCACTAGACGGCGTCTTAACCAAAAAGTCGCACACAAAGGAAAAGTTCACAGAAGAACAAGTACAAAACTTGTTACTGTGTTCTGACCCTACGAATGGATATTTGCATTTTGCAAAACATTTCTTTCATATACAGCATCCTGTTAAAGGTAAAGTAAAATTTGAACCTTTTGAATATCAGGAAAGACTACTACAAGCATATCACGATTATCGTTTTAATATTAATATGCTTCCACGTCAAAGCGGTAAGACTACTTGTGCATCCAGTTACTTGTTATGGTATGCTATGTTTCACCCAGATCAAACCATTCTAGTTGCCGCACACAAATACACAGGCTCACAGGAAATTATGCAACGTATCCGTTATGGATACGAACTATGCCCTGATTATATCAGAGCAGGAGTTGTAAGTTATAACAAAGGGAGTATAGATTTTGATAACGGATCAAGAATTGTATCAGCT